AACCTACAATGGCTAATGTACGCTGGTGCAGCTACTCCAGTAAACAGTGCGTTCTTCGGTCACATTGACTCCGCTTGGGGCTAAGATGCTTGTTGGCAACTACTCTGTTTTGCAGAAAAGCCCCGGCAGGTTTATAGCCGGGTCTGCCACTTCGGCAGAGTCACAGGTGCGTTCCAACTTCAACAAGTCCGGCTCTAACCGGAACAGGTTCTACGTTGACCAAACTACGGTGGCCTTGGCGCTGTACGCTGTGCCAACAGGAACTTACCCTGAAATTGCTTGGGTGCTGCCCCAGATTGCAGGGGAAATTGCGTCTACCCAACCCATTCAAGGAGCGAGTACTCAGACGGGGAACTTGGCTGGTGGCTTAAACGCAGAAGCGGCACTGGATGGTGCAGGCAATATTACCAACGCCGTGGCTCAGTTGGTTATTAGCATGGTGGCAAACCTTGCCGGTGAAGGTACGTTATCCAACGCTGACCTACGAGGGTTCTTACAGGCAGTAGCCAACCTCTCGGGCTCTGGTAACCTTACCGCAACAGCAGCAGCTTTGGCATGGATGAACGCAGCTACAGACGGCTCAGGAAACATTACCAATGCAACACCATATGCCTCGGGCAATATGTCTGCCGATATTCTTTCTTATGGTGCGCTAACACCTGAAGGCATTCGAGATGCTGTGTGGAACGCCATCGCCGCAAACTACGACCTAAATGCGACTATGGGTGAACTACTGCATAATGCAGCGGCTGGCGGGGGCGGTGGTGGTGGTTTGACACTAGGCCAATTTCTTGCTTTGCAGAACCCCTAATAATTGGTACACTTGATTATGGCTAAAAATCCATCACTAGCTGTAGGCCGAGGCGAGAAGCTCCCTGTATCAAAGGGCGCTGGCCTGACAGCCAAAGGTCGTGCTCGTTACAATGCGGCCACAGGTAGCAATTTGAAAGCACCGCAGCCGCAAGGCGGTAAAAGGAAAGATTCGTTTTGCGCTAGAATGGCACCTATCGCAGAAAAGTCGAAAGAAGGTAGCCGTGCTAGAGCCTCAATGCAAAGATGGAAGTGTTGAAATGTGGGCTGACGTTCAAAACTATGAGGGTCGGTATCAAGTGAGTAACCTTGGACGAGTTAAGTCGCTTGCAAGAATGCGTCGTGGCAAAGGGGGCTCTGATGTTCCAGTGCCCGAAATTATTATGGCGCTAACTCCCAAAAAAGATACTGGGCGTACAAAACCGTATGTTGAAGTTCGGTTTCGTAACGGGGGGTTGCGGACTGAACGCTGCAAAAGTTTTTTAGTCCATCGACTTGTTGCTGATGCGTTTATTAAACCATTGGAAAAGGGCGAGCAGGTTGACCACATCAACGGCGTCCATGCGGATAACCGTGTAGAAAATTTACGGGTCATGCATTACACTGAGCATGCGCGGATACACCCACTAATTGTTTCTGGAGAGCTTGGAAAACTTGGGGTTGTCGCGCTTGCAGAATTGCGTAAAGGCGGGTGGGTTTCTTCGGGGTATGAACGAACACCGGAACACCGAGAAAAATTACGTGCTGCTGCAAAAAACAGCAACGTAGACCGCGATGTTGTTACTGGGCGTTTTATGCCGGGCCCAATGAAAGACGAGAAGGGCAAGCCTACACGCAAGGCAGCTTCTCTCGCTAGATGGAAATGCTGATATGAAAGACCCACTTGCCCATCTTAATGATACTTTTAAACACATCGTAGATGCGCTGTCCATCGTAACTGTTGTTGGGACATTGGCTGAAATGCTTCCATCTATTGCCGCTGCCTTCACAATTATCTGGACGGGAATCCGAATCTGGGAAACTGACACGGTTAAGCGTATTACTGGGAGGGCTTTGTAATGCCTTCTTCTTCAAAATCTCAGCACAATTTCATGGCGGCTATTGCACACTCACCGTCATTTGCCAAGAAAGCTGGCGTTCCTCAGAGTGTGGGTAAAGACTTCACTGCGGCTGATAAAGGCCGTAAATTTTTAAAAGGTGGCGATATGGCTAAGAAGATTCCCCCATTCATGGGTAAAGAGACCAAGGCTGAAGAAGCCAAGGAAATGAAGGTCAAGGCCAAAAGCCCTGCCATGTACATGAAGGGCGAGAAAGCCGAAGGTGTACACGGTAAATCCGGCAAGGAAAAGCCAACTAAATACGCTCGTGGTGGTGGTGTTGAGTCCAAGGGTAAAACCAAGGGCAAGATGGTCACCATGATGGGTGGCGGTAAGTGTTAAGGAGAACAATATGCCAGTAAGTAGCACTCGCGCAGGAATGCGCAATTACGTTCCTCGTCGCCCTGACATGAACATGGATACCGTTGCCGGCCCTGAAGAGCGGGCTAACCGCGCCATGATGCTTAAACAAGCACGAGAGGGCGCAATGGACGAAGGCGCTCAAGCTGCCCAAGCCGCTCCCCCCGCCATGAAAAAAGGCGGCAAGGTTGCTAAGTACGCCCGAGGTGGCGGCATTGAGCAGCGCGGTAAAACTCGCGGCAAGATGTGTTGACATGAGACCCAGCCGTGGTATGGGGGATGTAAATCCCTCTAAGATGCCAAAGTCCAAAACAATCCGTCGTAAGGATAACCCTAACGATGTGCAGATGTTTGCGGAAGGCGGCGGGCTTTATGAGAACATCCATGCAAAGCGTAAGCGAATTGCTCAAGGCTCTGGCGAGAAAATGCGTAAAGCTGGTAAACCGGGTGCGCCGACAGCCAAAGCCTTCAAGCAATCCGCACTAACTGCAAAGTAAACTATGGCAACTTCAGGCGTAACGACTTTTAACCTCGATCTCAGTGAGATTGTTGAGGAGGCGTTTGAACGCTGCGGTGCAGAGTTGCGTACTGGCTACGACCTCAAAACAGCCCGTCGGTCAATGAACCTAATGTTTGCTGACTGGGCTAACCGTGGAGTAAACTTGTGGACGGTAGAGCAAGGTTCTATCGCCTTGGTACAAGGTACGGCCACATACAACCTCCCGGATTACACCGTAGACCTCTTGGAACACGTTATCCGTACCGGGGCAGGCAATGTATCAACTCAAGCCGATTTGACCATTACCCGGATCAGCGTATCCACGTACTCCACGATACCCAACAAGCTGACGCAGGCTAGACCCATTCAGGTCTACATCAATCGGCAAGAAGACATACCTACGGTCACGCTATGGCCTATTCCAGATGGATCACAGTCGTATTCGTTTGTTTACTGGCGGCTACGTAGGATTCAAGACGCAGGTAACGGTGTAAACACAATGGACGTACCGTTCCGGTTTTTGCCCTGCTTGGTGGCTGGGCTATCGTATTACCTGTCCATGAAAATTCCCGGCGCTATTGAGCGTATGCAAGTTCTTAAAGCCCAGTACGACGAAGCATGGGCATTGGCTGCGGATGAAGATCGAGATAAGGCCGCCGTCCGATTCGTGCCTCGGCAAATGTTCCTGAGTTGATATGGCAAATAGATTTACCGTTGGCGCAAAAGCGATAGCGGAATGTGACCGCTGCGGCTTTCGGTTTAAGCTGAAAGAATTGAAAGAGCTTGTTGTAAAGACAAAACAGGTAAATATTAAAGTATGCCGCACATGCTGGGAGCCTGACCAACCGCAGTTACAGCTTGGCATGTACCCGATAAGTGATCCACAGGCTGTACGTAATCCTAGACCAGATTTTGCTGGCTACGTAGAGAACCGAGATATTCAGTGGGGCTGGAACCCCGTCGGCGGGTCGAGTTTCTTTGATTCTGTTTTAACGCCAAATGATTTAGTTACCATTACTGCGGTTGGGCAAGTAACAGCAGAGAATGTGCTGATATGCACGTTGTACGAGATAACAGTAAATACCACTACAGCGGGGCCAGCTAGAATACCTGATGGGTGTTTTGCCAATGTTTACGGTTCAGCGGTATGGACAATTACATAAGGAAATGACATGCCAGTTCAAATAGTCGGCACCGGAACAATCACTGGACTTACGGCGCTTAGTCTCCCCTTGACCGGGATTCTCAAAGGCACAGGCTCATCCAGTGATATCGTCGTTGCTACATCTGGTACGGACTACGCACCCGCGACTACAGGCACCGCGATCTTCTACGGCAATGGTTCTGGCGGGTTCAGTAACGTCACAGTTGGAACGGGCCTGTCTTTTAGTGCGGGTAATTTGTCATCTACAGTCACAGGGACGGTAACTAGCGTATCGTTTACAGGCGGCATCATCAGCGTGGCTACGGCCACCACAACCCCCGCGCTCACGGTGGCAGGTACAAGCGGCGGCATCCCGTACTTCTCCAGCGGGACTACATGGGCCTCTAGTGCCGCATTGACAGCCAGCGCCATCGTAATCGGCGGTGGGGCAGGGGTAGCACCATCTACCACCACAACGGGCACAGGTGTACTTACGGCAGTGAGTAACGCTGTAAACACCACAGGCGGCTTGGTTACGGTAGACGGCACGGCTACACTGACCAACAAGACCCTGACCAACCCCACGGTCACAAACTACACCGAAACGCCGTTTACAGCCAACACAGGCACGGCAATTACGCTTGCTTTGACCAACGGCACGGTACAGATACTCACCCTGACAGGCAGTCCAACGATCACCATGCCCACAGCGGTGTCGGGAAAGTCGTTCATCATCATGCTTAAGACCGGCGCAGGCAGCTATACGGTCACTTGGTCAACGGTTAAATGGCCCTCCGGTACAGCCCCGACGATCACAAGCACCGCCAGCAGGCAGGATGTGTTCTCATTCTTCAGTGATGGGACTAATTGGTACGGCAGCGTTTTAGGACAGGCATACGTACCGTAATGCAAACAGCTTTTCTTTATCGTTGGAATCAAATATCCACAGGAATGTGGTATGTTGGTAGCCGCACGGCCAAAAATTGCCACCCAGATGATGGTTATATTTGCTCGTCAAAACATGTTGCGCCTTTAATTAAAAACTCACCAGACGACTGGCATCGTACAATTTTATTAATTGCTCCGCCTTTGTATGTGCGTGAAATTGAAGCTAAATATCTTTTTTCATTAAATGCTCGTAATGACCAACTATCTTACAACCGCCATAATGGAGATATGAAGTTTCACACTATTGGCAGCAAACTTTCGGAAGAGCACAAACGTAAAATTTCACGAAAAGGCAGAGTTTGTTCTGATGCCACTAAAGCAAAAATGCGTGAAAAATCAATCGGAAGTAAGAATCCATTTTTTGGCAAAACTCATTCCCCAGAATATATTCAGCAAATACGCTTGCGGATGATAAATAACAACCCTTCCAAAACAGAAGAGGTAAAGCAAAAATTATCCAAAATGTTTAGCGGAAGGTCAATGCCGCAAACCATAACGCCAGAAACGTTGGCTAAAAAAAGTCTAAGTGCCAAAAATGCATGGGCTAATGGTTTATATAAAAACCGCGCAGTAGCAAACTGGGTTCCAACTGAAGAACAAAAA